CGGGCGATACGGAGAGCGCGGATCACGACGCACCGCCTCGAGATGCGGGACGCTCGGCGACCTTCGCCACATAGGCGTCGAGGTCGGTCTTGCGGTACTTGACGCGGCGACCTTCGCCAACGGGCGTGATCTCCTTCGTTTCGCGAAGGTGGTCTAGGTCGCGGAGGGAGCCGGAGATGTAGTAGGCCGCGATCTCGCGGGTCATCAACGCGGGAGGGAACTCCACGCGGATAGTCGAGGCGGTCATGCCGCGTCCTCGAACCATGAGGCGGGATCGACGGAGAGGGAGCGGCTGATGCGGTCTAGCTCGACGACAGTGAGTCTGCCGTCGCCGGCCAATCTCCTGAGCAGCGTTGCGTAGGGGATGTTCGTCTCAGAGGCAAGCCGCTGGGCCGAGACCCCGGACTCGGACGCGAACCGTGCGATCCGCAGCCCGAGGTCTTCCGCCGCTCTTTGAGTAACCATGCTGTGACTCTAGTCACCATTTGGTTATCGTGTCAACTGCATCCCCTAACGATTTTCTGACGGTGCGTATCCGTGCGGTTACTGTAGGCTTGCGCGCGTGAAAGAGATGACACGGGACCCGTACAACACGGCCGTAGCCGCTGCGCTTGACCGCATCTATGTTTCGAAGGGGTCCCCGCTTGCCCAAGTCGCAGACGCGGTGGGCGTCTCTCGAATGACGATCCGCCGCTACCTAAACGGCGACCGCGACATCCGAGTGGCCGAACTGCGCGCGTTCGCGGAAGCCCTCGGGGTGAGCATTGCCGAGATCTTGCGCGAGGCTGATCGAGACGTCGAGCAGGGTGGCGAGCGGGATATTGAGGCTGTCAGCTAGCTTCTTTGCGTCGCTGATTTTCATGTGTTCCAGATACTTGCCCAAGTTGACCCCTGCCGTTGTGGCCGTCATGCTACGCCCACGCGCGGACATTGGGTACGGCCCGTCTACCCCCCATCGGGGGTACGGCGACCCTCGAGCTTCTTCATCGCCTCAGCCGCGTCCATAGATGAGACGTGCTGATACCGACCAGTGACACCAGCAGACTTGTGGCCGACCATTTCACCGATCACCCGCTCCGCCACACCCGCTGCGGTGAAGTCCGAGATTGCCGTATGTCTTGCCCAGTGGGTCGTCGCATCTGGCCTTTCCACCCCGGCCTTGACAAGCAGCGTTCTCCACTCGTCCTGATCCTCCCGGCCGGTGACCGGAGATCCGTCGTAGGCCGGCCACAGCAGGCCGTGCGGGTTAGGTCCGAGCTCTCCGATGTCGCGCACGATTGCGTCAACCAGAGACAACGGCAGCGGGAACGTGCGCGGCTCCCCTGACTTCGGCGGAACGAGCATAAAGCGTCCCTCAAGCAGCTCATAGTCGATCCCCTCCGGGATCAGCATTCGCCGCTCTGGGCAGTGGCCGGCATGCTTGCGACCACACGACCCCCCGCATCCATGTTCGTAGTTCGCCTCGACCAGATTCCACTTCACCGTGAACAATCCCCGGCTAACGTCGAGGGAGTCGATGGTCGCCCCGAGCCTCTCCCCTTGCCGGATGCCGGCGTAGAGAGACACCAGCCATTTTGACCCCTGGGGAAGCGTTGACGCGGCGCTCAGCAGCCGCAAAGTCTCGTCAGGGGTGAACGTGTCACGGGCCGACTTGGTGGTCTTAGGGGGGCGTACATCGTTGGCGACGTTGATGGCGACAATGCGCTCGAGACGGGCCGACTCGAACATGGACGACATCACGTTGTGGGCCTTCAGCGCGGTCGAGGATGCCTTGCCGGCGTCGCGCATCTTTCGGTAGATGCGTTGCAGATCGGAGGGGCGGACTTCCTTGACGTTCTTGCGGCCGATCTCGGGGAGCACCCACGTTGTGAGGATCGAATGGTAGGTGCGGAATGTCTGCGGCTTCTTGAGCTTGATCCCCTCAAGCCAAAAGGCTCCCCACTCGGCAACTGTCTGGTTGCCTAGCGGGGAGCCTTGCGCTGCGATCTCGGCCTTCAGCTTCTCGAGCTTCGCGCGCGCTACGGATTGGGACTTCGATGTGCGGCGGATCTGGTTGCGCTTGCCGTCCGGCTTGTAGCCGTGATCGACTACACCGATCCAGAGTTGCCGTTTCTCGTCGAAGTAGAGGCCGCCCTCGCCGGTTTGCCGTTTGCGGGGCATCGGGCCTCCTCGTGTTGTCTGTCGTGGGCCATCCACATGGAGCCGTTGATGACTCCGACGTGCGTAGGTCTTCTGACGATCGGTCGCCTATGATTCATTCTGTCCGGGCCTGCTTTCTCAGGTTTTGGATTGAGGGTCATCGGCTGCAACCGGTGGCCCTCTTCTGTTGGGGTACGCGAAAAAGTATAGGTGTACACATAGGTGTACACAAGTAGCGGCAAAACAATGTTTGCCGTTAGCTCATCTGGGGTACGGGAAATCCCCGAGATTACGGGGAATCTGAGTGCCCCTGGAGGGACTCGAACCCCCAACCCTTTCCTTAGGACGGAAAGGTTCGGTTCCTCCAATAGCCACGAAGTTCCCCGCATTTACTGGGGATGATGCGTAAGCGCAAGCGCCTAGTGTACACAGAGAACTACACAAAATGCCCGACTTCCTACCCAGCGACCAACCCTGGCCGCTATGCTCTAGCCACCCTGTCAGGAGGTTGTTCGTGCGAACCATCATTGGCGCGCTGCTCATGTGTGGGATATGCCTCGCGGGCTGTTCGGCGCAGTCCGCCGCGCCACCGACACCCTCGCGGGCAACAACGACAGCAACAACGGACAACCCCGTGACTCCGGCCATCTATTTGAAGCTGATGCATGAGCTCCCATACTTTGCGTCGTCGTCGGACGCGTCCCTCATTCGATTAGGGGAGGCGACATGCGAGGTAATACCCGAAGACAACGGCTGGCTTATTTCGGTCAAGAACTTCACCGACCACGGAATCCCGGCCGAGCAGGCCGGATCGGCCATCCAATACGCGGTTTCGACTTATTGCCCAGACGAGCAGGTGAACCTTCCGAACTAAAAAGATGCCCCCGACCTTTGTGGGGTCGGGGGCGTCCGGTGACTCATCTCACTGACAGGACTCACACTGCAAGTCGTCCATCGGATCGACGGGGACCTCGTACGGCTCCGCGGCGCCGTTCATTCGCCGGCAGGCTGGGTCGGAATGGTCGGGACACCCGTGTCAACGCCGATGACCTGCGCACCGACGACCTTGTTCCTAGCCTGATAGACAGATCCGCCCACGAGCCCCGAGGCGACAAGACCTGCGAGCACGATGGGGATGTAGGTGGTGAAGTTCGTCCAGTCAGTCGCGGGGTTGGACAGGTCAGCGGCGACAACACCTAGTGCGGCCACGACGCCGGAGACGATCGCCCCGATCTTTGCCTTGGTGGTTGTGAAAACGAGCGGTGCGTTGGTGGTCATTAGTTCTCTTTCTACGGGTGGTTGATGATGTAGTAGCCGAGGGTGCCGAGTCCGATGAGGAATGCGGGGATGCCAAGGATGACGAACCATTTCTGGATCTGGTCGGACGCTCGTTGACGGTTTTCGATCTTGTTGTCCTTCAGAACGGCGATGTCGGACCGGTTCTCGGCAATGTCTCGGCGGAACTCGGCGTGCTCGGCTTCATGGCGGACGTCTGCCTGGGCTCGAGCCTCAGCGGCCGTGGCGACCTGCGAGCTCAGCGAGTTGACAGATCCCTCGAGCCTGCCGAGCAGGTAGTTGGTCTGATCCTTGGCGGGGATCGGGCCGATGTCGCTCATGCGAGTTCGACGGTCCCCTTGGTGGGGACTTTGATCGCGGATACCTTCGCCTCGAGCTCGGTCACCTGCGCGGCCGTGGCGACACCCGACAAGTCGACTGCCGCCGCTCCAGTCGATGCGGTGGGGGTCAGTGAGGCAAGCACGGCGAGGATCGCCTGCACCCGAGCTGGGGAGTCTGCCTCGAACGTGACCGCGCCGATGGCCTGCGCGGCGTCGTTCGCCTGCGTCTGCGTGTACTGACTGTTTACGGGTTTGTGTCCAGGGCCGATGTCGATGCGCCAGAACGTGGGCGGATTAGTGGTGGTGTCTCGGATGAGGCGGGTGTCGGTCATGGGGGGGGTCCTTACTGGCGCGACTGCGCCACCGTCGAGGGATGTCACGTTCAGTGCTGCGGTTGCGGTGCCGGGGAAGTACTGGAAGTGGCGGATGTCGTTCGCTGCAACCAACGTGCGCCGGAACCCGTACTTGGTGCCGTTGGTGATCATCCAGTTGAGGAAGAACGTCGAAGCGATATCGACGCAGAGGCCGAGGGTGTGTGGGCTGTTCATCACAGGGCGGGCTCGGCTACCCCGGTCCATGTTGTACTTCACATACAGGACATCGGACTGTGCCGTTCCCCGATGGTCGAACGCCCACTGCATCTCCGTGATCTCGGCAGCAGTACGCAGACCACCGACCGGCTCAGCAATGCCCGCATCCGTCCGACCGGTCGCTGCCCTGTAGTCTCGGGCGGCGGTCAGGTATGCGGCAGCAGCGCCAGCGTCGAGGTAGATGTCAGCGTTCGGTGACCAACCAGGCCAGACACCGTGCTGCACGAGAACGAACGTCATCAGGTCCGCCTAGTTGTTGTTGTAGCCGTAGATGCGAATCGTTCCTGTCAGGTTCGATGCGACAGCGGGGATGATCGTGAACCCGTCGTATTGGGTCGTCGTATTCACGGTTCCCCCGCCGACCGTCCACACCACAATGTCTGTGGCGCGGGTTAGGACACTGGTTGTGCGGGCCAGGTTTGGGCCGCTGAATGTGTACTCGTTGGTGCTTACGGCGGTGGTGCTGTTGTTGACGCGACCTACGGGGAGCGATGTCGCTGTGGCGAACGAGTATGACGGGGTGGTTGAGGCGTTGTTCTGGAAGCCGCCGATGTAGACGCTGCCCGAATCGTCTGTACCAGCAGCGCGCATTCTGAGGTTCAGAACTTGTGCAGAGACGCCAGATACTTCCAATCTGATGACGTAGTTGTCATAGGTTGATGTGAAGCAACCGTTTACGGAAACTGTCGATGCTGCCGAGAATGTGACCTTGCCAGCAGCCCCAACGGTTCCCGTTCCCGATCCGACTGTGACGGTCGTTGGGATGACTGAGGTCTGCCCCTGCGCGTTCACCGCTGCGATAATGAGGTTGGTGATCGCTGCGGTGATCTTGGCACCAACGGCTACGAGACTGATTGCCATGTCGGCGCACTCCAATGGCCCACTTCAGGTGGGTAACTGCCAGACGGGGCTGGGTTAGAAGGCGTAAAGGGAAGGCGTGGCGAGCTCGATCGTCGCGGACGTCGCATGAGACGCGGCAATAGTTCCGTTGACCCCGCGCGTGATCGTCGCTACTTGCGGCGTCGCGCCGTTGCAGGCGGTCACGGTGACCTGCTCCGTGTCGATCAGCAGCGTGTACGGGACCTGAACCTGCTCGAGAAGCGGACCAGTCGTGGCGACTGACATAGTGGTCACCGCAGCATTGATGCCAGCAGAGAGTGTCAACGCACCGTCAGCCATATAGAGGTTGGTGTCATAGATCCCAGTCGGCGGCAGTACCGGCGCGACGTAGAAAGTAAATTTGTGCTGCCCAATATCGTGCGCCTCGCTCTGCCCGATGATCCACACATCGAGAAACTGCGCGCCGAGAACCGTGGACGGAATATTCGTGATCCGAACGCGGTCACCAAACTTGATCGCCAACAGCTCTGCTGACCTATCGGTCGGTGTCGTCAACGCATCCACCGTGAACGATGCAAAACGGATCGGCGAATTCTTCCCACGAAGAACACGGTCTTGCGCATACGCAAGTTGATCGACGTACTGGGTCGAAACGATCTGATCGGTAGTGTTCGACGACCCCGCTCGCGGGGAAACGGTCGAGTCAAGCCACGTTGTAGAAGTAGACGGACCCTGCGCAGTTGCGGCCGCGACAAGGTTCGTCAGGTCCCGAAGAAGGTCCGGTTGCCCCGAAAGGACTACTTGCGCATCAAAAATGTAGGCCGCTGTCGCGGCACGAGTTCTCGCCCGCACCGTGATGCTCTGCACCGGAGCAAGCAGCGTGCCCGTGGTCGTCGTGCTCAGGTATCCCTGTTCTGAACGAATAACATCGTTGACCTTTGCCAACGCAGACGATGCGGCCGGCTGAGGCAGAGAGGGAGCCAGAGACAGGTCTGCAGGCAGGGTGCCGAGGGTCGCGCCGAATGCAGACGCGACAGTAGCCGTGAGCAGTCCGGCCTCGGTGCCAAGTGCAAGCAGGTACTCAGGGATCGGCAGCGGCGTATGCGACAAGTGCGAGACCGTGACGTTATTGGCCCCACCGTTGCCGTTGCTAACGCCGATCGAAACAACCTGAGGTGTCCTCTGTGCGTTGGTCGAGTATCCCGACGTGTCGCTCGCGGTGCCCTGCGAGACCCCTCCCACGAAAAGTTCGATGGTCAAGGTCGTACTGCTGGCGTAAGTAACGACCACCTGAACGTATTGAGGGGTACGGGGGACCGCCTGAACCGACGACGTGACAAGGTGGACGCCAGGCGTCGCGGCGAAATACTGCCCGACACCATTGAGCCCGAACTGAAGAAACCCGCCACCGTTCAGCCTGACCGTGACGAGTAGCACCACGGTTGTTACGTCGCTCGGGGTAATCCACGCCCCCCAAGAACCCATCGAGTTAGCGGCATACGAGATGGACGAAAAGCTTCCGGTGGTCGTCGCAAAATAAGCAGAATCCGGGAACGATACCTGCGTCTCGCCCAAATAGGCCGGCGCGGCCGCACCGAAGGACGGGTAGAGGGGCGGGAGGGTCCCGCTGCTAGGACTATTTGCTGCGTCAAAGGCAGGCTGATTGTTCCCGGACTGCTCTAGTGCAATGGTCGCGCCGGCTGCCTCGTTGAACGGCCAGTAGAGATATGGGTTTGAACCCAACACCATGCCCCGAGCCGTCAGAGTGAGCTGGTTACGTGCAAGGTTGCCGAGCATGTCGTCAACGTCGACTCGGATACGTCCCCAGTTGTCGTCGATCATCGTGAATCCGAGAATGGATCCGGCAATGATCCGGGTGCCGAGCTGCCAACTGACGCCCATGCCCTCGGTCAGCGGGGTGGACAGCAGGCCGTTAGTGGTGTCCGGGGTGAACCGTCCGTCGTAGTTCTCGAGGTAGAACGAGAACGCGCCAGGAGTTGTGTCGCGGAACTGATCTTGACGACCCCACGAACCCGCAACACCTTCACCAGGAGCCCACGACGCATACGACGTCACGTCGACATACGCGCCGGCTGCACCACACGCCAACGCGATCTTGAACGGTGTAATACGGGGCATCAGGAAGCCAACGCCGACAAGAGTTCGCCACCGTTGATGTGACCCTGCTTAGCTGCGGTGATCAGCTTCGTCACAACAGCCTGCGCATACGCGTTCGGTGATCCGTATACATCACCATTCAGGACCACGGTCAGACCACCACCGCCCGAGCCTGTTGGTCCCTGTCCGTTCGGGAACACATGCGACCCACCAGGCAGACGCACAACCTCAGGGCCGTTCTCGCCAACGACGCTGTACTGCGAGTTCATGATGTCGCCACCACCTGCATGCTTCGGCAGGTTTGCGTACGCCGCAGCCTGACCCGCATACCTACCACTCGAGGCCGCATTCCCCCGCTGGATCGTCGTCAACAACGAACCGTTGTACAAATCAGCCTGAGTACGCGCATTCCTCAACGCCGTCGACTGATCATTCACACCACCACTCAGCTTGTCGATCGCATCACGCGCCGACTTCTGCGTGTACTCAACCGCACGCCCACCATCCGCAACCTGACTCGCCGCTGCATACTGCGCATCAAGCTTCCGCTTCTGCTCAGCGAGGGCATCGTTCAGTTGCCGTTGCGCGGCAGCATTCCCCAAGGCGGCCTGCACCACCACCGCACCGTTGATGCCCAACTGCTTAGCCGCCGCCAGCGACCCATCATCGAGCAGGGCCTTACGGGCCGTGTTCTCAATGTTCTTCTCGATCGCCCCATTGGCCCCAAGCAGCGCGGACTCGTAGTCGTTCGTCGCCTTCGTCAGATCATGGGTAGACCCAAGCGCAATGCCACCAGCAACAGCGGCAAGGACACCGATCGCAGCCGCAACGACGCCGATCGGGTTCGCGTCCATCGCACCATCAAGAGCAACCGTCTCGGTAGCCAGCGCCTCAGTTGACGTGGCCGCAACATCCTCAGCGGCAGCATGCGCCAAAGCCGCAGCCGCCGCCGCCGTCTGCTTGGCCTTCACAATGTCGAGCACCAGACCAGTCGCGGTCGCAACGCCACCCAGCGCGGTCAGCGCACCGCCAACAGGCCCAGCAACCTCTTCCGCGAAGTCCTTGACCTTCGTCTTCACAATGTCGACCTGCGAACCGAAGTTGCTCACAGACGCCTTCGCCTGACCATCCAACTTCTTCGCAAGCTCATCAAGAGCCCGCTTACCCTGCTCAGTCTTCGTACCCACACCATCCATATGGATACCGAACTGAACAAGAGTGCGAGCCCCAGAACCACCCAGAACACGGTTCACCAACAGTGCCGCATCGGACAGGCTGATGTGCTTCGCCGCCGCCAAATCAGTAACGATGCCCATCAAGTTCAGGGCCTTGCCGGTGTCACCCGTCGCCTGCGTAAGAACCTGCAACGCCTGCTTAGTGTCGACAGCAGAGTGGTCAAGGTTCTCGTTCTTCTTGACCGCCTTCTCGATGCGCTCCGTGTAATCCGTCGAAGCCGCACCGGTCGCCGTGATCGCCGCATTGAGCTGATCCGTCGCCTGAGTCGCGCCCGACCCGAACTGCTGCAAACCGATACCAGCCGTGAGCGCAACACCACCACCAACAGTCAGCAGCGTAGAGAGATGCTGGGCCTTCTGCCCGAGCTCATCAAGCCCAGTACCGACACCAGAGATGACGTTCCCGAACTCGCCACCGATGATCCCGCCGACCCGCTGGAACGCACCACCAATCCGGGCGGTGACCTTCTCCGCCGTCGCCGCAGCACCCGTCATCGTCTTACTGGCGGTGCGGTCCTCGCCCAACAGAATGAACGACAGATTTTGGGAGAGGTTAGCCATCTACGCCTCCGGTGATCTGCCTAGTTGAACGTCGATATAGCGAACGAAACGGTCGAAGTCGGCCACGCTCAACGCATCAACCTGCGCCGGCGTCAGATGGCAGATTTGTGCGAAGTATCCGAGGTAGTCGTCACGTTTTTGGCGGCTCGGCCCGCCTTGGGAGGGTTTGCGAACACCACCGGAACCACATGCAACGCCTTCAGGCGGAAGTTGATCGACAACAGATCAACCGTCTTCCCCTGCTTGTACCGCATCCACCAGACCAGGGCTCGAGACGCCTTCGAGTCCGCTTCCTCAATCCCGGTGAGCATCTGGTTGAACGTCATGCTCGTGTTGTTCTCGAACACGAACGAGTCATCCAACATGAGCAAGTCATCATCGAAAACGCCGAGGTCTTCGTCATCAAGAGTGACCGTGAAATAGTTCGGGCGCGTTGCCACCATGCTCCTTCTACTGGTACTTGAAACCGGCGTCCAGGGCAGCCCGAATCGCCATACGTTCCATCGCCTGATCGATACCGGGCTTGCGTTCCTGAACTGCGACCATGAAGAACGGACGCGCGGCCTGCTTCACCCACGCACTCTTGTTCCCGTAGACGGGGTGACGGAACACGGGACCGGATGCACCATCGAACGGGCGCGCGTGAGGGGCCTTGTTCTTGTTCGTCTGGATCCGCGCCGAAGCACCCCGCGTGTTGTACCGAACCTGAATCGTCGTCGCATCGGGAATCCGAGACGACCACGACGCCCGCGACTTCACATCCGACAACACGCCCTCGCCCTGGGCACGAATCGCGGCCGTCAGATTCCGTCGAATCGCACGAGCGAACGCCGGCTCGATCGTCTTCAACTGCGTTGACAGATTCGTCAACGCATGCAGACCAAGCGCGTTATTCGCCGGCATCAGGCACGGGCCCCTCTTGACCAGCGGGCCACACGGTCACCTTGCCCGGCATCGGCCAGACGATCTCCGGCCCGGCCTCTCCGACGACCACCCATTCCGGGGCCACTAGACCGCCGCGTCAGTGTTCACCAAAACAGCCTGGATCGCACCATTCGTTCCGTCGTCCAGAACCTCAAGCTGAAGTTTGGGAATCAGAATGTCCGGCCCCGAAACCTCCGGGTCCGTCCCATCGTTCTGGAACGCAACCGGCATGTAGAACTGAAGGTAGATACCACCAGGTGCGGTGAACTTCAGCAGCAACGCCAACGCCGTGTCGGCGGTGTAGTTCTGGTAGAAGTACGGAGACGAGTACTCGACCTCCGCCTCGAGCGAATACGACCGGTAGTCGTTCTCGATCTGCTCCGACTTCAACGCCGAACCAATACCGAACCGATCCACCTTCAGCGGGTTTGTGCCCTTCAAAGTGAAGGAGCGCACGTTACCGACCGCGACACCACCCGTGTTAGTCCACACACCCGACACAACCGCAGTCGAGCCACCAGCAATCAGCGTCGAGCCGGTCGCGTCATACGAGAAGATCGACGTACCTGCCGTGTACGACGCAGCCTGCAACGCGGCCGGCGACCCATAGTTCACCGCAGACGGCGAGCTCACCACATTGCCAGAAGCGTGCGCATACGCGAGTGCCGGCGACACCGTAAGCGTGAACGGGCCAGCGCCCGACACGTTCGTCACCGAAACAACCTCATTCTGCAACGGGGTGTTACCCGCAATCAGAATGTAAGTACCGACCGCGATCGTCGCAGTCGACGACACCGTAGTGGCAGCAGCCGAAGCGCCCGAAGCCAGCGTGGTCGCGGCGAAACTGTTCGACGGAGTGAACTGATCAATCGCATCGATCGTCAGCTCAACCTTCAACTGAGCCTCGGTCTGACCACTGATCGTCCAATCAGTGATCTTGCAACCCGTGTACGTGTACGCATTCTGCGTCAAAACACCCGTGTAGTCCGGCTTCACAATCTGAGTCGTAAACGCCTTACCCTGCAAGGACCCCGTGTTATGGATCTGCTGAAACAGACCACCACCAAGAGAAGTCGCCGTAG